TGCGTTTGCTGGTGTGTATGAATTCCCCAAAAGAGTGGCATTCTACAAGGTTGAGCTCTCTCCGAAGGCACTTGTCCCCAATCGTACACTCGATGAGGCGAAGTTTGAGGCAGTTATTAACGATAAAGGCGGTATTGATGAGATTATTGTCATTAATAGCGGACGTGGTTACTCCAAAAACGCAAAGATTACGGCAATTACACCCAAAGTCCTCAAGAATTTCTCTGCTACGGACACTACAGAGCACTTAGAAGACCTAATCCTCAAGGATCCTGACTGGAATAAGGCAATTGGATTCACCGAATCCTCATTCTCAGGGGATGATCCCATCAAAGAGGTGCAAGTTGCTGCTGGATCCGCTCAAGGAGCACTTGATTTCCCCATTGATCATGACAATATCGCAGTAAAGCTCAAATCTGCTAAGTTAAAGATCGCTGCATTCGATGAAATTGGCGGTATCAAGAGAGTTAGAGTGGTTAAACCTGGATCAGGATACGATCCTGAGGAGCCACCTGATGTATTTGTAACCGATCCTGAGTATATTGAGTATGAAAGTCCCGACATCGGAGACATTGCTGCGCTAGGACAGGGTATTTCTGATCAGTTTGCTAATGTTGAGGGTGGTTTACCCACTGGTAAACAGCAAGATCCTACGGATTGGATCAATACTAACACTGGAGAAGAGTTTAGAGGGGCACCTACTGAGTTTCAGTCCCTAGGTACTACGGGTCTTGGGTCTGCAACCTCCCCTAATCAGGTAGCAAACACGGGTTTCACTATTATGAGCACCCCTGTTGCCTCTGCAGCACCTGATTCTTACATCAGAATGGCGGAGCTTGACACTGAGAATGAAACAAAACTGTGTTTTGACCTCCCACCTAACTGTTTGGAGGTGAATGGTCGCGGTAATGTGCTTGATGCCATCCCTAAAAAGGACTTCTGGGAGATCATGAGTGGTCTCGATGACCGCATTCGTGGGTTTGAGTCGCAAGTTATGCCCGATATCTACAAAACAGTCGGTGAATTGGATGAATACCAAGAGTCAACGTCGCATGTTTACGGTCCTTTCCAGAAAAACCGCTGTTTGACCATGGGACAACCCAAGGTTTACAACATCAGACGCTGGTTTGACATGCCATGTGCGTACATTAGCACTACTGAGAAGGGATCTGCCGTTGTTGACATGATTGAGAAGGGTAGAAACCTCACTGATGAGCGTGCTTTCGGTTATTTGCCTTACAAATACTGCGCTTCTAAGGTCAAAGAGGCAGAATTTAACGTGTCAATCATGATTGAGGGCAGAACTACAGGATCTATGGGTGATGACTTCATGCAATACCTCGAAGATTTCAAAAAACCCAAGGTAACACCGCGCAGAAAGGTGTCTGGTGGTTATAAAACGTGGAATTGTAGCAATGGAGCGGTCGATGGGCGCTGCTATCGCGATCCTAATGACCAAAATGACATTATTTTCGTCCCAGTGGGTCTAGATGAGAATACTTTTGACTATAACCGTAGTGGTTTCACGGAATATGAGCAATTCCAGCTCTGGTTGGGTGATAATCTGACTGGTGGTGGTCTTACATCGGCATCTTTTGGATTGACTTGGGTTGATGATGAGACAACTACAACTACAGTAACCAATCCAGACGGATCAACCTCATCATCTTCATCTACTACGAGTTATGGTGGCAGCACAACGCCTCAACCATACACTGCATTTACTGTAGACTGTAGTCCAGACCCTGGCAGCACGAATGTGCCTAACCATGATTGCTGGGACAAGTATGTACGTGCCTCAGGATCGCCCTCAGACGCCCCTCTAGACGTTTACTGTGGTTATGATACCAATGGTGACCCGATCGCTGGGAAACGCTTCTGGGAGATCAACGGACCCGCTAACGGCACTACACCAGATGGACATACAACCGCCACTGGACCACTGAATCCTTTCTGCTCAACCTGCGTTTCAGGAGCTGGGTATACTGGTGGTTTGTTTTACACTCTGCTTGGATTGGGTGGTGGACCACCTGCGTGTGGTCTAGATAATGTGAATGACGCATCTATTGCTATTGACCCATCTAGAATGTATACCAACGAAGATGGAGACACAGTATTGAAGATGGGATCTTACAGCGGCACAATGCGTGTAAGGAATTGGTTGACTGGTGGCGTCCAAGCACTCAGTAATGCTATCAATAACTTTGGTAACCCATACTTCTCCGAGTGCGATGTGGCAAGACCTGACACTGCAGGTAAGGATATTAACCAGGAGTTTTAATGGCATTCGGATTTCTAAAACCAGTTGCATCACTGAATGGTTTGCCATGCTCAGGTCATGGTCTCTGTCTGCCTTCTACCATCCACTCAGTGCAGGCGTGTGGCACCCCTCCTGTGCCCTACAGCATCGTCATTAAGAATTTTACATGCTGGTGGCCACCCACACCTCTAATTCCCCTTTCAGCAGTCAATCCAATACGAGCAACAGTGCTGGTGCAGTTTATCCCCATCATGATCGGTGGTGATACATTCACTCCCCACATTGCTTTGTGTACAAATATTGTGATTTACATCTGCCCTTGTGGTAAGGGTGTGTGTCCTATTCCTACACCTATCCCATGCAGCACACTGACTATTGAAGACTCTGGTGGAGTGGGACACCCGAGAGTCCTCTTCCCCACTACGTTGACAGTGTTTGCATTTAAGATACCTGTCGGCAGGATCCTAGATCCACTAGGTGTTGGATTCCCTGGATTCTCATATCCATGCTCTTCAGTGGTTGCCTTTGGTCACCCAACTGTGCTATCATCCTAAGGTAGTTTGAAAGGGACTAATGCCCGCTAAAGCAAAGACTGGACTGGTTAAAGATGGATGGGTGCCTGGTAAACCCAAGATGACTCGACAAGGGGCATCGGGCAATACTAAATACTCAGCATCATCTCGTAACAAGAAAGGTAAGCGTTACCGTGGTCAAGGTCGATGAGAGCTGAGACCCGAGAGTCTATGGAGATGCTTTGGTCTGCTAAATGGAATCTTCCTAAAGCAGCAAATCACTGTGGACTCTCGTATAAAGAAATGAAGATTACCTTTAACGAGTATTGTAACTTCCACCCGCCCTCATATAATCATGAAGAGGAAACTCAATTTCATTTCCCAAGACAGGGAGATGGCACTAATTCAGGAAATGATCTATCGGATCCAAATGGAGGATCCAGACATTCACCCTGATAACACTTGTTTCCTATGTGTCTCACCAGACTACTCTAGTATCGTAACTCAACATTTGAGTCATGCACTAAGCAAGGATGGTGAGATTTATCATATTGAAGCAGTGAATGTCCCCTTTCCAGATGAATCGGTTGAAAACTATGCTAAGCGATTTACCATAGACTTTCTGTCGTGGACTCTAGACTGGGACAACTTTGTATTGATCGAAGCAGGTGTCATCAGAGGTGGCAACTACACTTGGATCACAGACATCATGGAAGAGTATCAAGTGGTTGGTGATCGCAAGCCATACTACACCGTTGCTCTTTGTGAAAATAAAGGAAGCAGATTCAAGTCTGACTTCGTTTCCCATTATTATGACAATTCCCAAGAAGATTTACACTTCTGGTGGGAGCGTCCTAACAACCATTGGGAATGTCCATAAATAAAATTACCATGTGGAGGAATCATCGTGGCTAACAGTCCAGTGCCTGACCAGAGTGAAGACTTTATCAAATCGGGTATGCGGCTAATAACCGACCCACGAAGTGATAAATATCTTCATAAGGTGAAGAAGAATATTCAACCACCTGAGAGACCAAAGAAAAAAGAGGGTTAAATGCCTGCTTACAGATTCAGATCAGACCAGTACGTCAGTAGAGGATTCAAGGACTTAGCAATTTCCTTCAATTCAAATCCTTCTACTGACGATTTTGGTGCTGTCAAGAATGAGAGAGCAATCAATCAATCTGTAAGAAATTTGCTATTGACTATATTAGGTGAAAGACCTTTTCAGCCGAACATTGGAAGTCGGGTGAAAGGTCTTCTTTTTGAGCCATGGGATCCATTCTCGAAGGATGCGATTAAGACTGAAATCCGTGATTGCCTTCAACGTCTTGAACCGAGAATCACTGTCCAAGATGTCCGCATCAGAGACAACGATGATCTCAACGAAATTCAAGTTGAGCTTGAGTATTTGATCACTGGTGAAAACATATCCCAAGAAGTAACATTCCTCTTAGAGAAGACCTGAAATGTCTGCAATCCCATCACAACTAACGTCGTTAGACTTCTTTGAGATTAAAGAGTCTATCAAATCTTACCTCAGAACGCGTAACGAGTTTACTGATTACGACTTTGAAGGTAGTGCTGCGTCATATCTGATTGATATCCTAGCGTATAACACATACTATACAGCATTCAACGCTAACATGGCGCTGAATGAAGCATTTCTTGAGACTGCTACGGTAAGAGACAATGTTATCCGCATCGCAAAGCAGTTAAATTACACTCCTAGGTCAATTAAGGCACCTAGAGCGTGTGTAACTATCCGCGTGCAAACACAAGTTTCACTGAATGGCACCACATTCCCAGAATTCTGCACACTTGCTGCAGGGGATGTGTTTGTTGCCCGTAACTTTAACGATACTTACACCTTCTGTGTAACTAGAGAGTTGCAAACTACTGTAGATCCCTCAACTGGTATTGCAGTATTTGACCCTGTGTTGGTTTATCAGGGCAACTTGCTTAAGTATAACTACACAGTTGACTATACTAAGAGACAAGACTATATTATCCCCGCTGAAAACGTAGACACCGCCTTGGTTTACGTTGATATCTCACCTAACGCACAGTCGCAAGAGATTGACACCTACAACCTCGCTGCAAACGTAACTACGCTCAACAGCACCTCTCGTGTTTACTACCTTGAGGAGTCAGATGACCTTAGATACCGTCTGATCTTCGGTGATGGTGTGCTTGGACGTAAATTGATCGATGGTGAATTCATCAGACTGTCATATGTGACCACTTTCGGTCAAGAAGCAAACGGTTGTAAGGACTTTGCCTTCATTGGCACTATTAGAGACAGTGATCAACGCGCAATTGCACCTGCAAACATCAATGTTGTCACTAGAGAGTCTGCAGCAGACGGTGAAGAGCGTGAAAGTGCGCTATCTATCAAGTTTAGAGCACCTAGATCATTCTCTACTCAAAACAGAGCAGTGACTGAAGCGGATTATGAGCATATTGTCTCAGAAATCTATCCTCAGGCAGCGGCAGTGACCGCATATGGTGGTGAGAAACTTACTCCACCCATTTACGGTAAAGTTTATGTTGCTATCCGTCCAAAAACGGGTAACAAACTGAATGAGACGACAAAAGCAAAGATCAAAAACGATCTGAAGCGTTATACGGTTGCATCTATCGATCCTGTGATCATTGATCCTACCATTTTCTACGTTATTCCAAAATCTTACGTTTATTACGACGGTAATAACACTAATAAGAGTGGTGCTCAACTCGGAAGTGATGTTCTTCGCAATATTGACCAGTATAACAGGAATGGTCAGAATAATCGCTTCGGTGGTCGTGTTGATCTGTCGAAATATAACGCAATGGTCGATAATAGCGACCCTTCGATCTCTGGTAGTGTCACACAGATGACAGTTGGTCAAAATCTTGACGAATTCGAGTTTGGTAACGTATTTACTCAATGTCTGGACTTCGGTAACCCACTTTACAACCCTGGCGACTATTCAGGAAGTCCTGAAGGTGGAGATGGCACTTCTTGCTCTACAGATGCAGATTGTCCAGAGGGTCAAGTCTGTATTAACGGTAGATGTGAGCAGGATCCCAATGCTGGTGGCGGAGATTCAGGATCTTGTGCTCCTTCCTTCTCTGTGGTCAAATCTGGCACCTTCTATGCAACAGGTTACTCAGAAGATCTCGTTAATTTGACTATGCAGGGTGCTGGCACTAATTCAACCAGTCCTGTTGCGTCTTCCCAGTCAATTACTGGCGAAAATCAAGTTTTGGTGCCTGTTAACATCAGAGATGATGGAAAAGGTAACCTTCTCCTTGTCACCAAAAGAGACGAGGTTGAAGTTGTGTTAAATAATGCTGTTGGTAGCGTAGATTACAGTAAAGGTCAAGTTTGCGTCGGTCCCCTTGCAATTCAAGGCACACCAGACGACTCAACTCGCCTTCCAATCCAAGTGCTCCCATATGGAGGATCTATCCTGATTCCACCTGGCGTTGACCCCACGATCTTTAATCCAACGGTCAATCCAATCGACTGGAAAACCAGTAATATCTCAATTCCTCCTTTCGATCCTAACAACTTTAGCGGTTACAACTTCGGTGACCCAAGCGGGATAAATATCATTGATTATCCCACGGATACTTTCACATATCCAGTAGATACCTCCTGTTTCTGAAATAGATGCCACACAAGAATATTGCCATCTCGGATAGAGTTGAAAATCAACTCCCAGAATTTATTAGGGAGGAGGATCGACAGTTTGTTGACTTTCTCTTCCAATATTACAAGTCTCAAGAGAAAACAGGTCGTCCTTACGATATCCTGAATAATCTTCTGGGTTATTTGGATCTTGACGGTTATACGTCGGATGAATTGTCTAAAGATACACTCTTGTTGAGTGATATCGGTCTGTACGATAAAACTATCAGAATTGAGTCAATTGACGGTTTCAAGGAGACCGATGGCTCGATCATGATCGACAATGAGGTCATTTATTACGAGTCTGTTACTCGTGGACCTGATGCGATCATTACCCCAGGTGTTTCTCCTGCTCAGTTTGATAAAAAGAAACAACAACTCGAAAATCCTTTCCAGTTGTTTGATGGGGTCCGAAATAAATTCCCCCTAAACTTTTTAGGCACTCCTGTAAACCCTCCTTCAGCAGATCACCTAATCGTTATCACATATAACGAAATGTTGGTGCCTGGAGTTGATTACTTCCTCGAAGGCGACGAAATTCGCTTTGCTGTTCCTCCTCGCGAAAGATCTGGTGCTGACGACTCTGCATTCACTGAAATTATCTATTTGGTTGGGTATGCCGATCAAGCGATCGTCACAACTGATGCCATACCCTTTGAAGATTACCAAGGTAAGAAAGAATATCCTCTCAGAGTAAATACACAACCATATACGCCAACTTCGGCAATTGGTCTGATTGTCAAGAAGAATAATCGCCAATTAGAGGCATATACCGATTATACGGTATTTGAAGATCAAGTTGTCTTCAGATTCCCTCTGGGTGCTGCTGATGACATTCATATTCGCTCTGTTGAGTATATTGCACCTCTATTTGGATCTGGAGCGTCTGCAGTCGTCTCTGTTGATGCTACTGGTCAAGTTGATCGCTTAATTCCTAAAACTGGTGGTAGTGGATATAGACTGGACTTTGAGCCTAAGGTTGTAGTCCAGCACTCTGAAGGTAGAGGTGCAACTGCCAAAACTTTGGTTAGTGGTATCAAAGATATCAACCTAATTGATGGTGGACAGGGTTACACATCATATAACCCCCCAATCGCTCTTGTAGGCGCTCCTACAGGTGGCACACTGGCAAAAGTCGCTCTGACTGTAAATGACGAAACTGGTCAGGTTGATAGTCTAACTATCATGAATTCTGGTAGTGGATATGACTTTATCCCTGCTATTTCGTTTGTTAATCCTGGTGGTTGCCAAATCGGTCAACCTACGATTGATAGTGAAGGTCGTGTAAACATTGACAGTATTACTGTCGAAGAATTTGGACTGAACTATAGTAATCCTCCTATTGTATATCTGGACCCAGCACCTGAGGGTGGTATCAATGCTCAGGCAATTTCCAGAATCAACCAAGACGGTCAAGTCTACGAGATCGTTATTACAAATAGAGGTAGAGGGTATGTAACCCCACCTAGAGCAAGAATTATTCAACCTATCGGTGCTCAGGTTCTTGACGTTACTGTTGCATCTGGTAACGTTACCAATATTCAAATGCTAACAGGTGGCAACGGTTATACCGATGCTCCTTCTGTGTATATTGTTGACGACAGAAAGGATCCTTACGGTGAGCCAATTGGTGGCACGGGTGCAACTGCACAAGCTACTATCTTTAACGGTGAAATCACTGATATCAATATTACCAACTTCGGTAGTGGATATTCTGAGACAGAGCCTCCTAAGATCTACATCGCTGAGCCTAAAGCAGCAAGAGCATCTGTTGCTGTTGGTTTCAACGAGCTGACTGGTTATGAGATCATTGAAAGAGGTAGTGGATATTCACCTTCTGCATTCCTTGAGTGTAGTCGTGGTGTATCTGGTGCTGTTGGATACGATAACCTTCATAATGAGATCTATGCTGGTGAAGCAGCACTGCGTCAGTCTACTCACCCTGCTGCATCCACAGTTGTTAACTTAGACTCTCTGTTTATTAGAGAAGTCTTTGATAAGTTTAGAAGACAATATCTTCCTACGATTGAGATTGATTATTCTTCAATCAATCCAGTCCAAGTTATTAAAAACATCAGTGACTTCTACATCAGTAAAGGCACTGAGCTCTCCACACAGTATCTGTTTAAGATCATGTTTGGCGAGCAGGTGGATATCTATTATCCTAGAGATGAGATCATCTCTCCATCTGCTGCTACATGGGTTGTTGATACCGTGTTGCGTGCTGAGTTAATCTCAGGTGACCCTGCTAATCTGATTGACTCTCAACTTATTCAATATACTGATGAAGTTGACCTTGCTGTTAAATCAGCAAATGCCCTGATTGAAAACGTCATTACCATCATCGAAGGTAAGGACACAATCTATGAATTGGCAATCTCTGAAGAAACACTAACTGGTAGTTTTGTTATCCCATATAAGACGACTCTAGTTGAGCCGTTGGATACAACTGGTCAGATTATTACCGTTGACTCCACGATTGGATGGCCAGAGAGAAACGGCACCATTCGTATCAACGATCAAGAGATCGTACAGTATAAAGAGAAATCACTTAACCAGTTTATCGAATGCACCAGATCTCAGAATGGTGTTGTAGAAGATTGGGATCCTGGCACTATTGTCTTCTCTGACATCTTTGTATATGTCAATAAGGACACCCCAACTGAGTGTAAACTCAGAGTGCTTGGTATTGCAGAGGCAGGCACAACGATCCTGAATGATACTGGATCTTACTACCTGCAAGGTGACAAACTGAAAGTTGCTAAACTCGGATCTTCTTCTGAAGACGAGAGATTGTCTTCCTGGTTGTATAACGTTAAAAAACTGATTCAAGTTACTAGCGTTACCCCTGGTGGTGTTAACAACCAGACTGCTACTGTTGTCTGTGGCAACCCACACGGTCTTCTGGTGTCCGATCAGGTGACGATCTATGGTGCTAACCCTGTTGTATTCAACGGCACCTTTACCGTTACTTCTCGTATTGATGAATTCCAATTCACATACCAGATCAATACTCCCACGGAGATCATTCCTGAAGGTAACATTCTTCTCTCTGTGGACCTTAACAGAGGTAAGTCCGATGTCAATTCCATCGATAGTGTTGTTAGCGAGTTTACAACAAATATCCAAAACTCCTTCTTTAATGATCAGTACGTTTATGTTGCTTCCTCTGGTCTACCCAATTATAAGGTTGGTCCTTTCACAGGGTCGGCACTGATCCCTGGTAACCAGCGTAAACTGATTCGTCTGCCCCGTAACGTCCAGACCATCTCTGAGCGTCAAGATATTCAAGCAAACACCTCGATTGGTGCATGGGTGAATGGTGTGTCTATCTGGGCATACAAGTCTGGCGACTTTGTTAGATTTGGTCCTCTGACTGGCATTACAGTTGCCAATACTGGTCAAGACTATGATGCAGGATCTAAACCTGCCCTAGAAATTACTGGTGGTGGCGGTACAGGTGCTACTGGCGAAGTTGTTGTTAATGGTAGTCTGACTTCACTTGACGTTACTAATGAAGGTAGTGGATATACAGAATCTCCTCTAGTCTCCATCGTTGGTGGTGGCGGTATTGGAGCAACTGCACAAGCTATCGTAACTGGTGGTCGTGTTACCAGAATTCTGGTTGAGCAACCAGGATCGGGATATACTTCACAACCTAGTATTTCAGTTACTGGTGGTGGCGGCACAGGTGCTACAGCAAATGCAAACGTCCGTGGTCCTATTCAAAGTGTTGCTATTACCAACGTTGGTAGTGGTTATACAGACCTGCCTGCTATCAGAGTTAACTCTGGTGAAGGTGCTTTGGCACAACCCATTGTTATCAATGGTCGTATCGTTTCTATCGCTATCATTAACTCTGGTAGTGGTTATACAACTGCTCCTACCATTGTCATCAATGGTGATGGTTTCGGTGCTATTGCAAGAGCAGTTATCGGCACTGTTGGTGAAGATAAAGGTAGAGTCCTTAGCGTTGACATCAGTAACAGAGGTATTGGATATACCCAAGGTCTTACCACTGTTAGACTTGAGTCTGTTGGCGACTTTGCTGAATTTACTCCACAAGTATTTGAGTGGAATAAAAACCTTCAGTATGATCTCAATGCAAAGTATGATGGAGCAAGAGGATACGTCTTTACTGGTCTGAATAACCAGTTTGGTGGTGAGTATGCTCACGTTAGTGATCCTAAAGAGCTTCGTTATGTGGTGGGCGATAACGTCTTCCTCAATCCCGTTACACAACAATTCCAAGAGGTAGCATCCAATTTTGAGCACTCTCCTATTCTGGGTTGGGCTTACGATGGTAACCCAATCTACGGTCCCTATGGTTACATTGACCCAACTGACCAAAACAGCGGAATCAGAAGACTTCGCACTTCGTATAAACTAAAAGATAACGTTGTCTATGACCTAGCAACTAATCCAAATCCTGCTCGTATTGACGGACCTCAGTTGTCTGAATATCCTGCTGGATCGTTTGTTGCTGACTATACCTACGACTTCCAGTCTGGTGACCTTGACAACTATAACGGTCGTTTCTGTAAGACACCACAATTCCCTGATGGCACTTATGCATACTTCATCACTATTGATGCATCAGAAGCAGGTATTGCAGAATTCCCATATATCCTTGGACCTCAGTTTAACTCACTTCCTGATAACTGGAACTTCACCCAAGGTGCAACCCAGGAAAATATCCCAACTGACGTTGTAAGATATAGAGATCCTTATGTTAATGTTGACATCGATGTTGATCGTCAACCTAACCAAGAAGCAGATGTCCTGACGACTGAGATCGAAGGATATCCTCTTATCTTTGAGGTGCAGGACAGTAATAACGACGGAATCATTGATGCCAACGAGCAGCAAGAAATCCTTGAGATGTCTGAAGAGGCAACTCTACAAATCTATGATTACTTCCCTCAGGTTTCTGAAGAGTCTAGAGTTGACATCGAAGTTGAGACAACTACTCAGTTTGAAGATGCTCAGATCGACGGTTTCGTTATTGAAAACCCAGGTGAATCCTATCAGGTTAATGATACTATCTTCTTCGATGATGAAGGCACTGGTGGTTTTGGTGCTTCTGCACTTATCGAATCTGTTAAGGGTCAAATCATTCAATCATACAGTAAGGAGATCATTGGTGATCGCCCTTATGGTGTAATTGCGACTTCTACTAACCATGACCTGAGAGCACAGGATGAGTTGATTATTAACTCCACTCCTGTCATTGATAACACCAACAAAAACTTCAAAGTTAAAGTTGTATCTGGTATTGAGCGTATCAATGTAAGTCAGGTTGGTGTTGGTTACAATGAAGATATTCCTCCTACGTTTGAATTGATCACATCTGCTGGTCAGGATGGTCAACTAGAGATTATCTTACAAAACACTGGTCAGATCAATACTGTCAACATTATCAACTCTGGTAATGGTTATGATCCTGAGAATCCTCCTCAAATTCGTGTCTCCCATCCACAGCAGTTTAAGAAGACTCGCTATTGGTTGACCGAGTATATGGAAGCAACTGGTATCATTGAAATCAATGATATTAAAGTTACTGCACAACGCAATACCTATATCTGCGGTAAGATTACTGAGACAGATGGTGACGAGTCTGGTTTCCTTGCTAAGTTTGATGACTTGGGTCAGAAGATCTGGGAAAGAACTCTCATTCCTATTAATGCTAACCAGAAGAGGGCTGAATTCCTCAAGATGGTGGTCAATGACACTCCAGAAAACGACCTCATATATGTTACAGGCCAAACAAAGAATCCTGACAACGATACGTACAACCCAGACATCTGGTTAGGACTTTATGAGTCTGGATTCAACAACGCAAACGATCCTGACGGTATTCTGAAGTGGCAGAGAGCAATCGCTGGTATCTCTGGTAGCACCAGAAGAGATTATGTAACTTCCATTGCCCTTGACCAAGAGCAACGTATCTACCTTTGCGGTTATACCGATACTAACTCTGTTGATCCCGATGATATGTGGATCATCCAGTGTGGTATTGAAGGCGATCTAGTTGAGAAGCGTAAGGTTGCATCTCAGGACGATTCTGAGAAAATGCATCAGATCATGATGATCTCCGATGATAGATTCTTCTTTATTGGTGTTAACGACCAAAATGATGACTTGATCTTCGGTGAATTCTTCTACGATGGTGCAAACATCGAGATGGATTGGATCAAGCAGATTCCTACGGTGGGTGGACGTGTTGTCAACCCAACAATGGTCATGGATGACTATGGTGCAATCATTGTTGCTTGGGATATCTTCAACTCTGCAGCATCTAAGTACGATAAGATCCAGATCAATAAATTCCTCCTTTCTACTGCACAAACCACTTGGGATTGGAGTAAGACAGTTACAACTTCTGGTGATTTCCTTGAAATGCACCATGCTGGCATTTCTTATGACCAGTGGGGTAACTACACTCTCGTTTCTGATGTTACTGAAGCACAGAATCAGAGATATGCAGTTATCACTTATATGAAGTATGACGGCACTCTGTTATATCAGACTAAGGTTGATGATACTGCAAGCATCGGTTTCCAAGCAACTACTCATGCTCTGGATAACTCTGGTGATACTATTCTTGCTGTTAACCGTCAGCAATCTGATCAGCTCGTCTCTTGGAGAATGGGTAACAGTGCAAATCCTGTAGAAGATACTACCAAGCAAGATCTTGGCACATACAACTACTTCAGTCAGTCTGATATTACTCATGATGCTGCTGTTTACAAATTTGATGGTGGATCTCTGAAGTTTAACGACGTTGCACCTATCACTATCGCTGACTTGGGTCTGACCCCTGTTGAGTGGAGTGGCAGAATGTGGATGTCCATGAATACTACAGCATGGAATACTGCTCATGAGCCCACACTGCTGCATATTAACGATGCAACTAATACCAACTCAATCACTGCAACTATTCAAGGTGATAACACCGATCCTGACTATCAGAAGGTTATCCTTTACTTGAATGGCACTCAGGTTGCTTCTTCTGTTGCTGCAACTAACTGGGATGCCTTTGCTGCTGCAGCATGGGTCCATGTTACTGTCCAGAAGCGTCAAGAATCTCTGGGTCTGTATCGTTATGAGGTATTCATTGGCGGCAACCAGCAGATCAGTTATCAGAGCACTACTGATGTTGCTCTCGATGATGTTGTTGTCTGTGGTCCTGTCAGTGCTCCAACAGTTGCAAATAGTTTCCGTGGTAACATCGACGACTTTGTGCTCGATGATGCTGCTCCATATTCTGGCACTTCTTATACTGTGCCTACTTCTGAGATTGCAATCACTACATCTAACTCTGATGTTGCACTGATTAAATTTGATAGAGCACATACTCAGCGTGCATCTTACACCCTGACTGGTCTTAACAAGTATAGCACTATTGCATTCACCGATCATACAATCGGTATGACCTGGACATCTGTTAGCCCTGGTGCAATTAGTCCATGGTTAGAGGGTCCTGGTGGTCTGCAGATTCTGGACATGTCCCAGACTTTCTCTACGTTGATCCCTGGTACATATACACTATCTTCAGTGTATGATCAGTATGCATCTAAGACTTCTACCATCCCATCACCTCGTGGTAAGAGGTTGATCATCGATGCTGAAGTTATCCCCAAATTCTACATGAGGGATGCTCTATATCAGAAGATTGATAACGTCCAAGAATTTACGTTTACTCAACCAATTAAACTTACTCAGTATTCTATACTGCAGCAGTTTAACAACATTGGCACTACTACTGCTTTTGCAACTATCACAGAAGTCCCTGCAGGCACTCTGTTGAATCCTGGTATTGGCACCAAGTATAGAGTTGGTAAGATCTTTGGCACATTTAATACCACTGATAGATTCCGCACTACAACTCCTGGCGGAGACATCAACCAGATTGAAGGCACTTACTTCGATACTATTGAAGAAGAGTCTCCTTGGCAGGCAGCAACTGCATATGCACAAGGTGATCGTGTCTACAACCAAAAGAGAATCTATGAAGCACAGGGTGCTGGCACATCTGGCACCATTGCACCTCAGCATAACACTGGTGTTGTCACTGATGGTGTTATCAACTGGGCATTCATCGACGATGCAGGTAAGTTTACTGTTGACCTGACTGAGCATCCTTTCCCCAGACCTCAGTATACTGGTCTGGATATGCCTGAGTGGTTGCCACATCGTCTATATGCTACTGGACAGCGTGTATGGTATAAACTCAACGTTTATCAGGTTGCTGTTGGTGGCGGTGGTGTTACTACTGCAGTGCCTCCTACTCACACTACAGGTGACGTATCTGATGGCACTGTTACTTGGTCCTTTGTTGAAACTAGCGAGGCAATCAGTCCCTATACTCGTTTGATGCCTTATGATCAAGGCAACAACTATAGTATTGAGATTTTAGAAGTCCATCCTGGATCTAACTTCATTCCTAATGACGTTGTTAGTGTCAACACCAACAATATCACTTTGGCAGAAGATGAGAAGTCTGTAGAGATCTCTGGTTTTGCATCTGTTAAGAAGATCCGTGTTACTGCACGTCTTGAGAAAGATATCATTCTTTCTAGCAGCGTTAGGACTGATAAAGTCTATTGCACATCTAATTCTCCACACTTCTATAAAGAAGATGAAATTATCTTCACTGAAGGATTCTCTGGTGCTCAATATAACGGATCATTCTTCATTGATGACGTTATCGGATCTAGAGAGTTTACATTTAAGATTAGAGAGACCGCAGTCTCTGACCCAACGTTTGTTAACAGTGGAATTGCAAACGTCAACATCTATGCTAAGCATCCTACTCTAATTTTCACTAGAAATCACCAGTATAACTTCGAGCTTAGCGATCCTTCCAACTTCGGTTACTATCTGTCATTCTCTCAGGATAACCAGTATAAACTGGAGTATTCTTTCAACAATACTGTTAGAGAAGGCACCCCTGGTATCCAAGGTGCAGGTGCAAGCACTCCATTCGTTAAATTCTTGGTGCTTGGTGATGTTACTAACATCTCTTACTACTTTGACCCATCAAGGACTGGATCTAACTCCCCAGTTGGAGAAAACTCATACATTGACGTTATCACGACTCCATATCAGGGTAGATTCAACATTAGTGAGATTGTAAGCGATACTGAATTCAAATTCCCACTTAATAGAGAGCCTGAGCGTAATAACGCTGAGATTGGATCTGATGATCAAGGAAATGAGTATTCCTTCTACTCTACAACATCTACCAGAGCAGTTGGTCCTATTAACAGTATCAAACTGGTTTCTCCTGGTGGATTCTATAAGAAACTGCCTATCATCTCCGATATTGCATCCTTCCGTCAAATTGAGAAGGTTGAGATCGTTGATGGTGGCACGGAATATGCACCTGGCGTTTACTACGACGTTCCTGTTGCTGGAGATGGTGAAGGTGGTAAAGTTACCGTCACAGTCCTCCTAGATGACGAAACTGGATCTGGTGCAATCGCTCAGGTCGATGTTGCAGACCCAGGTAAAGGTTATACCACTGCAAGCGTTGATATTGACGCTATCACTGGTATTCTTGGACCTACACTGTCTGGATCTGGTGGTGCTGTAAATGTTATCATTCCTAGTGAAGGTACTGGTGCATCTGTCTTCTTGACAGGTAGAAACATCGGTAAGATCAAGAGACTTAAGAATAATGAGTTTGGTTTCGGTTATTCACACGATTACACCCTGAAACCTGAAATTACTTTCCCTGTTAACCTTCAACTCTTCAATACTTCGATTCTTTCCGAAATCAAGATCACAGATCCTGGTGCTGGTTATACATCGACTCCTGCAGTTGTTATTGAAGGTGGTGGCGGTCAAGGTGCTGATGCAGTCGCCGTTATTAAGAATAACCGACTCAATGAGATTATTATCAAGAATCCTGGTGCTGGATACTCATCTGAGCCTACAGTTACGCTGAAGTCTGAGTTTAACTACGTTGTTAACCTCGACCTCAACTATCTGCAGTTTAACTTCCCTCATGGAATCACAACTGGTGCAGAAATCCAATTCCGTGCAGAAAATGTCGGTAGCACTGAAGGTATCCTACCTAAACCATCTAGCGCAGGTTTGACTTCATTGATTGATGGTCAGGTTTACTATGCAATCGCTGGTCAGGCAAACTCACTAGAATCCGACCAAATCCGCTTTGGATTGACTCTACAGTCAGCACAAGCAGGTGATTACATCACATTCCTGACTCAGGGTAGTGGTCGTCAAGTATTGCTCACTGAAGTCTTCGGTGGTAGAGCAGAAGCAGTTGTTGAGACATCTCGCTTCCTTGAAGGCGAAGAAGTCTTCCAAGGTAGTGCAGTTGAGCTTGCAAGTGCAACTGGTAAGGTTTCTACCAATACTGGTTGGCAAATCGGTCCTAAGATCCTCAAGATCGTCGATTACGATGGAGATTGGAAGATTGGCGAAAAAGTCACTGGATCTATCTCTAAAGCGTCTGGTATCATCGATAACCTGAGTATTGCTCGTGGTGTGCTGAATATCGGATCTTTGACGAGGACTCCTGGTAAGTTTATCGATAATGTCGGTAAACCTTCCGAAATCGTCCAAAAAATCCAAGATTCCTTCTTCTATCAAAACTTCTCTTACGTTATCAAGTCCGAGATCCCCATTACCAAATGGAAGACTCAAATCCTTGAAAACAACCACCCTGCTGGTTTCAACATGTTTGGACAGTTGCAGATCGTTGGTGGTAAGGATGTTTCGGGCAGAAAGGTCGGTACTGAGTTTACGAAGGAAGTTAACATCAATAACTACTCCAACGTCAACCAGATCACATCTTTCGGTGCAGCACAACCAATTTACACCGATTACAACAATACTGAAGTCCTCTTCCGTAAAAAGCGTCTGACCTCCTCTGAGGAAATCTTGACCTCTATCGTGAAGAAACTTGATGATATTTCACCTCAGTTTAACGGTATTGACAAGCAATTCCCACTTACCGTTGAAGGTGAGCAAGTTATCGTCCAACAGAATCAACTGCTGATTACTATCAACGGTGTGATTCAGGCACCTGGCGTTTCTTACTCCATCGTTGGTGGACAGATTGTATTTGGCGAGCCACCAAAACCAGCGTCTAGAGTTAACTATAGATCACTATCAGTTACTCCTACACCAATTTACAGAATTGAGTTGTATTCTGGTCAGGCAGGTCCACCAAACTTCGGTATCTTCCCAACTCTGGGTCAACAAGTCCAAGGTGCAGATAGCGACGTTATTGCTACTGTTATCGACTCTGGCACGACTCATATCGACGTTATCAACTTGGTTGGTGGCACATTTAACCTGAATGAGGAGATCACTCGTGGCACCCTCTTCTCTGGACTTATCCTGAGTGTTACTCAACTGAATAGCGAAACTATCTTCCAGTTTGGTGAATCTATCACTAACCTTGAAGGTGATACTGCCATCATCGAAGAAACTAATATCGATGATCAGGGTGGTGTTACCGATAGCATCGTGGTCAGTAAGACCTCAGGTACTGCACAGTTTGAAACTGGCATCTTTGACCTAAGACTGAATGAGTATGTATACTCAGCATCTTCCAAGATTGCTGGTCAGATTACATTCATCTCTCCATATATTGACCCCGCTACTAGCGACGCCGTTGATGAGTTGATTATCAACCCAGGATCTACATTCTACGGTCTGCTGTTTGAGCGTCTGGTTAGTATTACTAATCCTAATGTTATCATCGATAACATTTCTCAATCTTCTATTACACCTACTGAGCTTTACGATACTGCTAACAGAATTAATGCTGACTTCCTCGACTTTGAAGAAGTTAGAAATACTGAAGTCCAGTATACTCAGTTGGCAGGTGGCACTTTCGATGAGGGTGACACTGTAATCAACAACAGAGCAAATTACGGTAATCCGACCTCTGTCTTCCATGGTGCTGCTACCAACAGATTCAAAGATGCTTCGGCAATGATCCTTGGCAACAAAGATCAAATCGTTGATTTTGCTGAAGCAGAAATCGCTGTTAAGCATCCCAGATTCTACTTCCCTGGTGATGTTATCACTAACTCATGGAGTAGATATTCTGATGCATATCGTCTGATTCAAAAGAATAAGTCATACATTGCTAATAAGGCATACGATGAGATGATGACGCAATATACGTCACTCACCGTGCCTGATCCTAATAAGTGTATCCGTGACCTTGAGTTGTATATCGATGCTATCTCCATTGACATTTTCCGTGGTGGTAACGTCTATACTCGTAAACTCTGTCAGAAATACTTTGATGTAAATGGCAACTTTGTGTATGTCAACAATGAGTCTGCTGAGACTCGTTATGGATTTGAGAAAGCAAAAGACATGATGAAGTTGGCAATCGTCAACAATCTGACTTCTAGTTTCACAGCACCAGCTGGTCAACCTAATGCAGGTATTACATATGTCCCTTGGAGTGAGATAGATCATGGTGGTTATGATGGCAACGGTATTACTGCTGACCCATCACCTAATGATCCTTATGGCACTAACGGTGCTAACCAGTCCAACAATGGCACTGACAACTGCACAGATGTCCAAGCAGCAATCACCACTCTCTATGATGTGGTTGATGAGACTCTGCTGAATGGCACGCTGGTTGACCTCCCTGATGAGTCGAAAGGCACCTATTCTCCTGGTCAAATCAAGTGTCGTCGTGACATCGGTCTGATGATCGATGCCTTGGCAGAAGACGTTTCTCAGGGTGGTAACTACAACATCATCGAATTCACTAAGAAGTATTTCGATGCTGCTGGAGCACCTATTGCTAACGGTCTGATCGGTGAGTATGCAGAATCTCTGACTGCTATCGATAAGGCAATGCACTTGTCCTTCCAGGCAATCAACAACCTTCTCTATTATCAAGTCAATTCCAGGACTTCTGTCACTGGATTCATGCTGAAAGATCCTACAACATATCAAGGATCCTACAGCGGTGGTGAAGATGACCTGCAAGAATTCGATGTGTCTGCTGCAGTCTACACACCTTCAAATGGTCAAATGGTCCTTACCATTGGCACTCACACACTGACAACTTCGGATACTGTTACGATCCGTCCACACTCTCTGAAGTTTACTTGCGATTCTGATAACGATGCATCCTTCCACGACTATCCTCGTGCTGGAGATCCTGCATTCAACACTCCTCTTGCTATTAGTGCTGAGACTGGCACTACAATTACAGTTAACGTCGGTGCATCTCCTTTAGTCCAATACACACCAACTGCTGCTACCTACGATCCAGCAACGGGTGATATGGTATTGACTATTGGATCTCACAGTCTTGAAATCAATGACTATGTGACTATTGCTAACGATTCGTTGGTATTCACATGTGACATGGATGCCAATGGCACCACTCACACATATCCTAGATCTACTGACCCTGCATCTGGCAAGCGTCTGTTTATCCATGGTGCTGATGCAACCACCATTACGGTCAACGTTGCAGCATCTCCTGATGATCAGCAGTATGCTCACACATTCGTTTCTGCTTCTGCTAATGCAGTCAGTAGCGGTGGTGGATATACCCACACATTCGTCAAGGCACTGGATAATGCAGTCTTCACTGGCGGTGGCACAACTGCCAAGTATTTCGACCCCAATTACTACTCAGGCCGAAATGAAACAATCCAGAATTGTGCTAACGTCCAGGCATATATCGCTACGCTCGTAGACATCTCTACGACTGCGATTGCAGCACAAAATCTCAATAACATTAACGCTCTCGCGAGCATCACTGATGGCACATTCGTTGCTAACGAAAATATTCGCACAACGAAGATTGCATATAAGGATCGTGCGGGTGGTCTGTTTATCGTTGGTGATAACATTACTGGTGTTACTAGCGGTGCAACCTTTGAAGCAATCGGATCTAACTCTGGTCTGAAGTGGATCTTTGCTGATGCCGTCACTGGATCATTCCAGGATGGTGAGTATATTACCAACTCCACCACTGCTAACCAAAACGGTGTTTCTCTGAGTGTTATCGAGAAATACAAGAGACTTAGCGGTAAGAAGTCTATCAAATTCCCTTCTAACGGATATCTGGTTACTAGAGATAGTTACGACTTCTCCTTCGGTAACACTGCAGACTTCACTGTCCAAGGTTGGATTAGAGCAGACAACCTGAGCACGACTCAGCATCTGTTTGACTTCCGTCGTCTGTCTGCTACCTCTGGTTTGAGAATTACTCTCCAAACTAATGGTGCAATCACCGTCTACAACGGCACGTCTCAACTGCTGACTGGTGGCACGCTGCTTGCTAACAACTGGCATCACATTGCAGTTGTCAGGACTACTAGCGTCTTGCAACTCTATGTTGATGGCGTGCAGGTTGGTGGCAACTATGCTGACACTAATGATTATGGTTATGCTGCTATCTACGTCGGTGCTGACTTTAACGGGTCTAACCAGTTTACTGGTTATATGGACAACGTGGTTGTTAAGAATGGAGAGTCCGACTTCAATACTGGATTCGTGCCTCCTACTCAGATCGACTACTCTAACCAGTATGTCAAGTTTGGTCTTGATGGTGAGCAACCATTCGTCATTGATAATCAGGAAACATATGCTATCTACACAGGTCAGCGTATTTCCTCTGCTGCTATCAAGGAACTTAACTACGATCAAAACTTTGCAATCATTGAAAACGTTGATCTTGGTAGATCAGATCACAGAAACTGTGCTGATATTATCGACCTTAACGCTGCCTGGATTGCTGAAGAGGCAGTCGGTAGAATGGAAGCAGCATTCCCTGATTTTGTCATCCCTGGCAACAACGTGGCCGAAGGCACATACCAAGGCACCAACAAGTGTATCAGGGATACTAAGGACTACATCATCGGCGCTCTTGTCAAGGACTTGAGAGACGGTGGTAACTACAACTCTCTCTACACCGCTCGTACTTACCTCGAAGCATCAGGCAAACTGAAGCACGTTGGTAACGAGATTCTGCAAACTCTGTATGCATGGGATCAGGCATTTGTCCTTTGTAAGTATGTAATTACTACAACTGACACAGATCTGTCTGGCACCTATACAAACAGATTGAGACTTCCCAACAACTTCGCATCTCCTGCATCTCAATCCATCCAAGATGAGTTTGATACTCTGGGTCGTGAAGTGCTAGAAGTCTTGGCACCTAATCCTGATATCTTCAGAGACACTGGTGTCTTGATCTGGAAAAACCGCGACTATATTGCAGAAGAAGTTGCTGGATTCATTCTTAATAAGTATGAGATTGACCTCAATGGCACTGACACTCAATTCCTCGTCATGCCTGGTTATGGTCAACCATATTGCGAGAGAGATATTAAGCAATTCATTCTCCCTGCTGTAATTGCTGACCTCTGCACAGGTGGCACATACAACGTTGAAGCAGTTATTGATCAGTATCTGGATGACCAAGACAACGTGCTCCACGTTGAGCATGAGTTGAATCCAATGCTTGATGCATTCCATCATGCCAAGTATCTCACACAGAAAGCAGGTAACAACTTGCTCCTCTCCCCTGGTGAAGTTTCTGGTGACTTTGGTATTCCTGCATGGACACAAGATGATTATCATACACCTCTGTATACTGCCCGTGGCGCATACAGAGATGATACCATCACAATCGATGATGAAGGATATCCTCAGGATAGCGTTTCTAACTGGAATCGTTATAAGGATGCTACCAATGCAATCAAGGCAAATATTGATCTGATTGCACATGAGGCAGTCGAGACAATGAATGACATGTCCAAGTTTGCCCTATTCCAAATCAAGGGTGGTCCTGTTAACTGCACAGATGACGTTAAGGACATTCTTAATGCTCTTGCACATGATCTCAACTACAACTGTAATGAAAGGACATGGGATGCTGCAAACCTCTACGTTGAGACAGAGAATAATTCTCTGAAGCACATCGAAGATGATTGGGAAGCAACTGTCACTGTCATGAAACTCGTTAGAGACATGGCAACTGTGATGATGAGGAATGGTTTCGGTAGAGATTATATTCCTGGAAATGATCCTAATCAGGTCGATCCTGCTTCTTACGAGGCAAACCCCAAAGAGGAGATCTTCCAATCTTGTGGTGATGCTATTGATGCAAACATTCGTTGGATTGCTGAGCAAGCAGTTAAGGCAGGACAAACACAGTATCCTTCACTGAGTATTAACGGTGGAATTTACGGTGGACAGCAATATACTCCATCTACTGCAACTTACGATGCAGCAAGTGGTGAGATGATCATTACCATGGCAAGTCATGGTTTGGTTACAGGTAACAGAGTTACTGTTAGACCTGATTCTATTGGATTTACTTGCACACTTGATGGTAACACCGTTACCAACTACTACCCTCGTAAAGGAGACCCTGCATACACCACATCTAGATTGATCACTGCACATACCAATGATACGATTACGATCAACGTTGGCGCATCTCCTGCAGGTGAGCGATATACTCATACGTTTGTTGAAGCACATGCTGGTGCTGTTGTTGCTAACGGTAGCATCGATTGCGTCCATGACGTAACTGATATCCTCAGAGCATTGGTCTTCAACCTCAAGTATGGTGGAGATAACTATATCAACTGGGTATCTGAATTCTATACAACATACGGTGGATCTCTCGCCCACGTTACATCTCTGGCAACAGAGGTAAATTGGATTCTGGGAGAAGCGAAGAGACTGGTGAAGCGTGCAATGCGTGGTCAGATTATTACTAACGTTGCAGCATATAGCGGTGGCGTCCAGACATTCTCTGAGGCAGTCCCCAAACCTACTACGGTGCTTCGTAATTCAGAAGTTGATGATGGTATCATCCTTGGTGGAAACTACAATAACACCGTTACTCGCACATTCACTAACGGCACAAACAACATTGCAAGTGGACCTTCTTCCTCGACTGGTATTACCAATGATGAAGATCTGGTTTGTAGTTGTGTAACAGTGCTTCCTGCTGGCACACCTAGCGATGGCGTCCTCTGGGAGCTTGGTGACAATAGTGCTGGTGCATACATCGGTATCAGAGACAGCGGCACATACCTCCGTCTCCGTGCTGGTAATGGTGCTAACTCCTATGCAGGTGGTGCATCTACTAATGCTGACCCTGGTCTTGCACTTCTTGACGTGCCTGTTTCTAATCTGTCGGACTACTTCGATGGTGGTGAGCATGAGATCACTTGGGAGATTAGAATTGGTGGCACAGTTGCTGCTGGATCTGGTCGTGTCAAACTCTGGATTGATGGTAATGAAATCGGTGAATCTTCAACTCCTGGTGTAAGCGTTGGTCTTTATGAGGCAGGTGGATTGCTGGCAGGCACCAATGTTGGCGGTTTTGCCGCTACGGCAGGTGCTGTGCCACAGGGCGAATCAACAACAGCATGGGCATACACAACTGGCGATTTGTCTTACTGGAGATCACGTCTGGTTGATCCTGTATACACAGGTAGTGAGTCTGATGACGTTGCAACTGAGATTGATACTCTGATGGCACTGGTTACAGACGCGATCAGCAATCCTGGTAACGTTGCAAACCGCACTGGCACTCTGCCTAAGATCTGGCCTATTAAGTATACGCCTGATATTGCAGTTAGAGATGTGACTCTTACATATGATTCTTCTGCTGGTGATTGGAATCAGACTTGTGCTGAAGTTGCTTCTGGTATCGATACTCTGATCGATATCTACATCGAGACAATCGAGCAAGCAGCAAATACGAATACTAATGCTTTGGCAAGTATCGTTAGGACAACTAGATCTACAAACTACACAAATAGTGAGTATCAACAGGGCACTTGTGAAGGACCACAATCTGCGATTGACACCTTGTTTGACATCATGGTTGATACTCTTGGCGGTGGATTAAATACCGACAAGACTATCGCTAACATGCTGCTCTTTAACAAAGATGCTATCGCACAGAGAGCGTTTGATGAGACTGTGACTTACTACGGCACCACTAACATGACCGTGGACTTCTGTGCTGACATCCTTAAGGCAGTCAGATATGACATGATCACTGGCGGTAACGCAGGTGCATTTAGACTGGTCCAAAACTGGTTTGACGGTGAAGGTAACTTCATTGCATTCCAAGATGTGTCTCGCACACACTTGATTTACGCAAACACTCGCGTGCGTGAGTATGTCAAGTCTGTGTTGTATCAGTTGGTTGAAGATCCAGGTTGGGCAACCTACAACACCTATCAGTTAGGTATCAATGGTCGCTTGGATTACAACCGTGAGGCATCTGAATTTATCATTGACTCCTCAATCAACTGTATTGAGTATTCACTAGAAACATCTAACTTCCCAACAGAAGGTAGCGTTACTTGGGTCCCAAGTAGCGATGCAGTTAACATCAATACCAAGTATGAGTTAGGATTCGATTACAACACCGATCCTGCTCTGGTTACTCTTACTCCTATCGTCCCCGTTGGTTTCGACCGCGCTGAATATAGAGTCAGAATTAACCGCGTTAACTCCTTCCGTCGTGGTGACATCCTCCAGTATATCCCAGCATCTGAGACTTCAGTCGCAGCATTTACTGGTCAAACTTACTGGTATGTGATGACTGCAACTCCTCAATGGTTTGAGGTTGGTGCTCACTACATGCACGATGGTAGATTTAGAAGAGTTGAAGTTAACACTGCCAACACTGGTCAGCAGATCTTCTCTGTCGTCAGACGTACTGGCATTAATAGATCTACTCCTCTCTTCCCAGCAGATCCTTCACAGACTCCTATCCAGGGTGGATTCAACCCCGCAGATGTTATCTACGGCACCACTTCTGAGTCCTCTTCTGAAATTGGTAGCGTCTCGCTCAACCAAGCAGAGATCAATAGACTCTATACTCGTTTCGAGTTGGATAACGTCAGCACAAATCTTGGAGTTTATGAAAACTTCATTAACGGTGAAGTTATTAGAGTCAATGGAAACCCAGTAATCAATGGTCAATGTCTGCAGACAGGTCTCACAAATAATGATGGAGAAAACTTCCTCAACTTGGTTTCTGTCGCGGGTGTGATCAACGTGGGCGATACTCTGGTTGGTGATGACAGCGGCACAACTGCTGATGTTGTTTCCTTCGATTCTCGCATGTTGATCAACGTCGAGAAAGGATCATTCGCACAAGGCGATTGGTTGTTTGATAAGAATTCTGCTGTTGAGGCATACGCTAATCAATACCTCAATAAGTCTGGATCCCTTACGGGTAATGACGGTGGTCGTATTACGATTGACGTTGAAACCATCGGAGATGCATGGGATGCTGGCGATATCATCTACGGTAGCGTCACTGACTACATTCTCGAAATTAAGGGTCTCTCTGGCACACAGATTCAACTTAACCAGTATATCCACGGCACCAACATCTATCAGTTGGAGCTTGGCACTGCAATCATTGATACGGGCGTTTCTGATACATTCCGAGTGGGTGATGAGGTTGTCCTCCTGCAGGGCACCACATTGAAAGATCCTGGTTTCCGTGCAACGGTAACCCAATACATCAATGGCGTCAACGCAGATCCTACTGATCCAAACTATGGCATCCATCGCTTGTTTATTGGTAACCTGATTCCTGTGGGCGTTGGCACTGACATCTCTGATGTTATTACAGGTGCTAATAACATTGGTAAACTTGATATTGGTAGTAACTTCCCAAGCATCTATGCCAACGTTACATCCTACACTGACACTGCATATAACTCTTACGGGCGCGTGGCTGCTATTGATCAGCAGGGCATTACAGCAACCGTCTGGTTGGAAAATGTCAAGGGTGACTTCCTTAACAATATGACCGTCACCTCCGACTACGGTTGGGGTGGAGCAGTTGCCTCTGCACGCACACTTGAGGGTCGTGTTGATCGTTACTTCCGTGGTTTCGATGGCACTCAGACTCAGTTTGATCTCACTATCAGCAACGGTGAAGCATACTTCCCAGATCCCGCTGGTCACATGCTCATCTTTGTCAACGGTATCCTACAACCTCCTGGTGGTAACAACTCCTATGTCGCATTCTCTGACAAGATTAACTTCTCTGAGGCACCCGACATTGGATCTGAATTCGTTGGTTACTATGTTGGTAAACTCCGTCAGATGGACGATATCAGCTTCGAGTTTGACTCCTTGCGCTCGTCCTTCAACCGTAGACGTGAAGGTCTCTTCTACTCACTGACTCTGACTGAGGGTGTTTCTTCTAACGTGATTCGCCCAGAAAACAACATCATTGTTTCACTCAACGGTATCATTCAGGAACCTGGCGTCGCATACGAGATTGTCGGATCTAGAATCATCTTCGCTGAAGTGCCTCGCGCAGGATCAACCTTTGTTGGATTCTCCTACATTGGATCTGACACTGACGTGATCGCTGCAACCGTTGTGCCACCTGTGGAAGCAGGTGACAAACTTGAGATTGACGGTGAAGAATTCGCTCGTGACGTTGCTCTGATCGAATCTTCCAACTCACTGATCACCTTTGAATACACAGGATCCGTTAAGGGTCGTAACGCTGCTGCAATTGCTCAGATCCGCTCTGGTCAATTGAGTAGCGCAATTCTCACCAACTCTGGTGATGGTTACACCTCACGTCCTAACGTGGACGTGATTTCATCCTCTGGTTTCGATGGTCGCATCAAGGCACTCATGGGTATCACACGCATTGACGTGAAGACCCCTGGCGTTTCCTATCTGCAACCAATCGTTGCTATCGATAGCGTGGTCCCAGATGACTTTGTTAATCCTTCAGGCACTCCTGTCAACGGTGGTAGAGATATCTACAACGCTGATGAGGCAATTGATGGCGACACCACTACGATTACTCCTGGCGCGATTACAATCGCTCAGGATCCTGTCAACGTGACAGTTAACCAAGGTCAGACTGCATCCTTCACGGTTGCTGCTACTGTTTCCAACAGTCAGCAACTCAACTACCAGTGGCAGAAGAAGGAATACGGCACTCAGACTTGGAGTAACATCATCGGTGCTAACCAGTCAACATACAACACCAACGATGCCGCTCAGGCAGACGATGGTGACGAATACAGAGTTGCAATTACTGCTGCAGGTGCTACACCTGTTTACTCACTGTCTGCTATCCTCACGGTCCAGACTGGTGCTACTGTAATTAGTAACTTCACTCCAGATCTAATCTTCGACGACATCTAAATAAAAGTAAAACCATGGGGGCAACTGCAAGTTATAACGATGCCACTGACATTCTTACAGTAGCGGCGGATGGTCTTCCCGCTCCTGTAGGTTATGGCACGTTTCCTAATGCCAACAACCCAAACACAGTAACGGAGCAGGATTTCGATCATGCCTTCATTTACCGTGGTGGGTCCTTTGGTATTAGTCGTACATTCGACAGTAACGTTTGGAATCAAGATGGTTTCCTTAGGTCTATAGTCATATCTGGTAATGATAACTCATTGTTTAACAATGAGATCCAGGTGGGTGACAGACTTATGTTTACCTTCAGTGATGGTATTAAGAGAGTATTCCTTTATAAGGGCACTACCTTTACATCCATCGAAGACGAATGTTGGTTGGCAACATCAGATAGACTTGACCTTATTATGAGAGACCAAGAGTCTCTCACCTCTGGCACTTACGAATACTATGATCAACGGAATGGAAGAAGTGCAACTCCTTTGGGCACTATTGGCATTGCCGCTAACGGCGTTGCTTTGTTTAACCCTTCTGCGGGTAATGGTGGGAACCCGCCAGTAGGATTCAGTTGGAATGCTCACTACCCACAATCCCCTGTGGACTTTGGTGATGATGATTGTGGTGGACATCCTGAGCAAAATGGTCAGTATCACTACCACGACACACACTTCCTTGATTGCTGGCGAGAAGGGTCAGCAATGGCAGGATACAATGATTATTATGGCACTACACAATATAACGGTGACAACCTAAGACATCCTGACGGTCACTCCAAGATCATCGGGTATGCATTTGATGGATTCCCAATCTATGGACCTTATGCTTATGCATCTCCATGGGACAATCTGTCTACCCCTAGAGTTATGACATCTTCCTACTCAACTTTATCAGTTGAGGCAGCAGGTAGACCTGACTATGGTAACACCATCCAAAACCCCCCTGCAGGCGCTCTGGTGCAGGACTGGGAGTATGTTGAGGCAACTGGTGACCTAGACTACCATAATGGTAGATTTTGTATCACACCTGAGTTTCAGAATGGCACCTATGCCTATTTCTTAACTGTAGACCCAGATGATATTGATGCTCCTGAATTTCCATACATGATTGGAAACTCTACTAGAGAGACCATCAATACAAACTTCACACTACAAGCACCTGCTGCTCCACCTAGTGGTGGTGGCGGTGACGGTGGTCCACCAGTCCTCCCAACTCTGGCGTTTATCAACCAACCCCAGAATGCTTCGGCAAACCCAGGAGAGACAGCAACATTCTCTGTCCAGGCAGAGATCAGTCCAGAAGACGGACCTATTGCATATCAGTGGTATCGATCCACCGATGGCGGTTTCGCATTTGCTGCTATTACAGGAGCAACTACAAACTCTTATACTCTGAGCGTCCTCACATACATGACGGGATACAGATTCCGTTGTCGTATCATTGGTCCTCTTGGAGTATCACAACAGGCAGAAAACTCACCACTCGACTCTAATGCAGCAACATTAACTGTTACTGGATCTGGTGGTGGTAGCGGATCTACCGCTAATAGATTCGATAGCACGCAGAGCACTCTCGACTCTACGGCACAAACCTTCGATGGCACCTAAATAAAACTGTAGAAATTACCTAACCATGGCAAAGCAAAACCTTAGCATTGGATCGTCAGCTAATGACGGGACTGGTGATAGTCTTAGAGATGGCGCTATTAAACTTAATAGTGTAATTGACGAAATCTATACCGCTCTTGGCAATGACACCAACTTGTTGG